GAGAGTGTATTGAATGTGAAGATCACCAAGACTAACTTTAGACCCCGGGGTTGTAATAACCAATTTCAAGATTCGGGGTTAGGCAAACTACTGCTTGCAGCGCGGCGCGCGGTGACCAGTCGCGCGCCGGCCACGCCGAGCAGTTCCGGACGAGAGCTTATCCGAAGCCTTAGCGAGCGTATTGCTCGCGCTCTCCGCCTTCCCGGGGGTGCCGTCCGGGCCCGGTGTTGAACCAGCGGGTTCCGAGGCGCCGACGCCAGCTGGTATCGCTGACGCGGCCTCCGCCTCACCCGTGTTGGGGTCCGTCACCGTTCCCGCGACTCCCGCGGCTTCCGCATCCTTCGTCGGGAGGGGTCCACATTCGGCCTCCCCCACAACGACGCGGGCATCTGGGTCGGTTTTACCCGACTCCAGGTCGACTTGTTTCGCGTTGAACCCCGGAATCGTCATCATCGGATGATCGATGGGCGCAGTTGCGCCGCTCCGGTAGGTGGGCACGCGGCCCCAGTCGAACGGGGCCCAGGAGGGTGATTTCCATGTCTGGGCGTCGCACCAGCGCTGCATCGCCCCCCAATCGACGCTTCCTTCCGCTTCCATCACCGTGTTCATCCACACGGCGCGTGTGTTGGGATAGCGGGCATCCAGTGTACGGGACAGGTTGAAGTCGTTCCCTGCCAACCTCGCCTTGTCGTCGTCACTGGGATCAAAGCCATCCGCGAGAATCCGCAGAAGTGGCCCGATGTAAGGCGTATCAGAATCATTGAGAAGGTACGCCCAAGCCTTCTCACGGCAGATCGCAACATTTGGGACGATCACCGATTGTGTTGTGAGGTGGAACTTTGACAGCATGCGCACTGCATCACACATGCTGTTGTTGTCCCCATGCCAAACCCCCGGCCCCCAGAATCTGGCCAGGAATGAGACTGTCTGCCCCGGAATACGCTCAGCAGCCTTCAGCCGCAGACCGAGTTTCCCGGCGACGCTGGAATAGTGGTCCGGGTCAACGCACGGTGTGATGCCATCATCACCACCGTACAGCCCGAGAAGGTTCCACGCCGTCTCAGCATCGCACTTGAGGTTCGGGTCGGTCCGCAGCGCGTAATACGCCACGAACGCATTCCGGAGTGTGTTAAGCACAGATGTGAACGGATCACCGGAAAGCTGGGACTTTCCGGCCTTGTATCGGAGATCGCCTACCTTCGACACCGTCGTCGTGTCGTACACGAGTGACAGGGTGGCAGACACAAAGTCCCGATCATCCTCTGCGAACATGTGGAGGACAAGGATCCGCTCAATCCCACGCAGCGCACCCGAGACCGTAGCGTCGAACGTTTCAAAGTCCGTTTCGACGGTGCGGCGGATGTCACAATACGTGGACAAGATCTGGCACAC